ACGGATGGGATGGCTTCAGGGTTACGAGTTAAGACGGAGAAGGACGGTAAATACGGTAGGATGCTCGGCTGGTTGTTTTGCGGGGATACAAACATTAATACAGAGATGGTTTACAGAGGGTATGCTTGGGAGTACGATGGGGGGAAGAAAGAAAAAAGTTTAGACGATCTTAGAATTAAAAGAGGAGTACAACATGAGCGTGAGTAAACAGATGATGATGGAAGAATCAGAACGTATTGAACGGGAAGAGTATGATGAAGATGGATATCCTAAAGAAGGTTCAGGTTCGATTTCGGAAATGATGGATGAGATTTGGTATGAGCCTATGAAGGCTAAGAAAATATTGGACAAAGAATAAGCAGATGAGTTTAGTTACTTCATTGATTGGTCCTGTTACTGGGTTGCTAGATAAGGTGCTTGAGGACAAAGATCAAAAGAGTATGTTAGCCCACCAGTTGGCAACAATGGCGGATAATCACGCTCAAGAATTAGCCAAAGGGCAACTGGCAATAAATCTCGCTGACGCAAAGTCTGGGTCATTCTGGCAAGGAGGCTGGCGACCCTCAATCGGTTGGTGCTGTAGTTTGGCTCTTTTTTATTCGTATATCCTGCAGCCCTTCATATCTTTTATATTTGCTGCGGTAGGGTATCCAATAGTTGATATGCCGGAACTACGCACTACAGAGTTACTGCCGATCCTTGGAGCGTTACTTGGAATTGGCGGTTTGAGGAGCTACGAGAAAACAAAGGGCCTAGTAAAATAAGGAAGTAACAGATGTCTCAAGCAAAAATAAAAAAAGTTATTAAAGGATTAAACAAAGCATCTAAGAGCCATGCGAAACAAGCAAAGACTTTGAAGACGGTCTTGAAAAAAAAGAAAGGTAAGTGATGTATAGTTTAGGAAACAGTAGCAAAGAAAAGTTAACGGGCGTTAACGATCAAATGCAAAAAGTTGTTGAGTTGGCTATTGGCACGACTAAACAAGATTTTTCCGTAATATGCGGTATGAGGACAGTTGAGGAACAAGAAGTTCTTGTCGCTAAAGGAGCTAGTCAAACCATGAAGAGTAAACACTTGGAGGGTTTGGCGGTTGACTTGATGGCTTATGTCAATGGCGGTCGATGGGAGCTCAATTTATACGATGAGATAGCTGATGCTATGAAGGAAGCAGCGAGAGAACTCGGAGTTACTATTCGTTGGGGTGCAGCATGGCATAAGAACTTGAATGATTGGGAAGGTTCCGCCGAAGATTTAATGAATGAATATGTAGATCTTCGTAGGTCACAGGGGCGTAGACCTTTTATTGATGCCCCACATTTTGAAATTGTTGATAGTTAACTAGAAGAGGAAAAAATAAAATGATACTGAAGAAAAAAAAGATGAAGGGAGGAGGAAAAGTCTTTCCAGATCTTACAGGCGATGGTGCAGTTACTAAGAAGGATATCTTAAAAGGTCGTGGTGTAGAAGGATTCGGTCATGGAGGGGACGTTCGTATGGGAGGAGAAAAAGGAGTTCGTATGGGAGGAGAAAAAGGAGTTCGTATGGGAGGAGAAAAAGAATCTCACATGATGCCAGATGGATCAATGATGCCAGATGATGACCCATCTATGGGTTATTCCAGTGGTGGAGAAGTTCGTATTGCAGATGTACGGTCCGACAGCAAGCGTGGTAAAACTTACTAAATTGGAGTAGAACGATGCCAACAATTATGATAAGCATTATGCCAGATGGTATGCCGGTCGATCAAATGTCGAGCGACGATGGTGACGGACCTAGCTGTCCTCTTCCTACTCAAGATGAGGAACTAAATGCTAAAAACAGAGATGTGGCTATTGAAGACCACGGCTATAGAGAACCGAACACTGGCTCGGCGTTTAACACTGCGGAAACGTGTGGATCTTGCGGGAGCTATAACCAAACGGATGAGATCCTTGAATGTATAGAAGACACATCTGGGGATACTGGGTATTGCCAACACTTAAAGTTTTCGTGTATGACTGAGAATACATGTGATGAGTGGGTAGAAGGTGGACCGTTAACTTCCGAATCACAAGAAGAGTATAAGGATATTTTATAATGGATGTTGCCGACTTGGCAAAATATCTATATAAGAAAATAGAAGAGCGTCAATCCGATATAGGTATTGCTCTTTCTAATGGTGCTGTTAAAGATTGGGAACAGTACAAGATGTCTGTAGGAGAGATACGGGGACTTTCCTTCGCTAAAGAAGAAATTAAATCCCTGCTGGAAAAAGGAAACGTAGACGATGTCGAAGACTTTATATCTTCCTGACCACGTTGCGCAGAAAATGAACGAAGAAAAATCTTTGAACAAAGCGTATGTTGATACCAAAGAAAAGGTATTAGACCCCTCCCTTCTAGAAAAATCATTACTTGAGCGTGTTCCTCAACCTACTGGGTGGAGGATACTTGTTATGCCTTATCAAGGCAAAGCAACAACGGCGGGCGGTGTGTTTGTTCCAGAGGAAGTTCGTGAGCGTGAGTCAGTGGCTACAGTGGTAGCATATGTCTTAAAGCTAGGACCATTAGCTTATAAAGACGAGAAGTATGGATCAGAGCCGTGGTGCAAGGAAGGTCAATGGGTTTGCATTGGTCGATATTCTGGATCCCGGTTTAAGATTGAAGGCGGTGAAGTCCGAATCATTAATGATGATGAGGTGATCGCAACCATATTAGAACCTGATGACGTTAAACATATTTAAGGGGTAGTTTAAAATGCAGGACCAAGAACAACAAGAACAAGAAGAAGAAGAAATAATAGTCGAAACACCTGACGAAGACGAAGAAGACTCAGTAGAAGCTACGACGGAAGTTGTTTCTGACACACCCAAGAGAGAGAAAGTTGAATCGTCTGATCCAGGCGAGTTAGAATCTTATAGCAAGGGTGTACAAGCTAGGATTAAAAAACTTACTGAAAAGTACAGGATAGAGGAACGAGACAAAGGCGAAGCTGTCAGAGTATCTCAACAACTTCTAGCAGAGAACAATAAGTTAAAGTCTAGGGTTAGAGCTTTAGACACAGGGTATCTTTCTGAATACGGAAATAGATTGGCATCTCAAACCGAGCAAGTAAAAGCGGTTTTAAAAGAAGCTCATGAGGCCGGAGATACAGATAAGATAGTAGATGCACAGCAAGCATTGTCGGCTATTGCGGTGCAACAACAACAATATAACACAGCAAAAATCCGAGCCGAACAGCAAGCTAAGATGCCCGTTCAACAAGCTCAACCTCAAGCTCAAGCTCAAGCTCAACCTCAAGCTCAAGCTCAACGTCCTCCTCCAAAAGCGGATCCAAGGGCTCAATCATGGGCAGGGAAAAACAAATGGTTTGGGGAAGATAAAATTATGACAAACGCTGCTTTTACTATCCATCAAGGTTTGGTAGAGGAAGAAGGGTTTGACCCGCAGACAGAAGAGTACTATAGTGAAATAGATAGCAGACTTCGCAGAGAATTTCCTCATAAGTTCGAAGTAGCTAAGAAAACGAGAGGAAGTAGCCAGGTCGCATCCGCTGGCGTTTCCGCATCTCGCAGCACAAAATCGGGGCGCAGGTCGGTTAAGTTGACGCATTCTCAAGTTGCGATTGCAAAAAAGCTTGGCGTACCTTTAGAAGAATACGCAAAGTATGTAAAAGACTAAGGAGAGAAAAATGTCTGAAACAACTGAAAGAACTCCTCGAAAGAGTGACACCCGTGAGAAATCCTCACGCAGAAAGCCTTGGGCACCGCCCAGCCGTTTAGATGCTCCAGAGCCCCCAGAGGGCTATGTGCATCGTTGGATCCGAACCTCTATGCGTGGAGAAGATGACAAGATGAACGTCAACTCTAAGCTTCGTGAAGGATGGGAACCTGTTCGTAAGGACGAGTACCCAGACTATGAAGCTCCCACTATTGATGAGGGAGCGTATGCAGGAGTGATCGGACAAGGAGGGCTAATGCTGTGCCGTCTACCTGAAGAGACAGCCCGAGAAAGAAACGAGTATTACGGGCTCCGTTCCCGCGAACAAATGGTTGCTGTAGATCAGGACTTAATGAAGGAACAACATCCTTCGATGCCTATTAGTAATAGTAGGCAAAGTCGTGTAACCTTCGGAGGATCAAAAAGAGACTCCGAGTAATTTAAAAGGATTGCTAAAATGGCAAATACTAATGGTGCATTCGGACTACGTCCGATTGGGATAGTCGGTCAGGCTGCCAACACCACGGGCATGACGGAATATAGAATAGCTCATGGGAATGCTAATCCCATCTTTCAGGGCTCTCCAGTAATACCACTTTCTACAGGCGTTATCGATATAATCGGTGCTAACGCTGGCGGTGCAGTTGGTCTTGTAGGAGTTTTCTGGGGCTGCGAATATATTTCTTCGGTTTCTGGTGAGAAGATTTTTTCTAACTACTGGCCAGGTTCTGGCGCGGATTCTAATCATCCCGTCAAAGCTTTCGTATATGACAACCCTGTACAAACTTTTGTTATAAGTGCTCACGCAACTATGACAAACGAAGCTACTGCAAGGGCTCATGTGTTCTCCAATGCTAATTTCCATCTAGGAACTACTGGTTCTACTACTACTGGTATTTCTGCTGCACAACTTGCAGTTGGAACTATAGCTGCCACGGCTGCTTTACATCTGAGAATTATGGGATTTCAAGAAGATCCTACTAATTTAGAGTTTAATAAGCCGGGTATTGGCGTAATCGTTCGATTGAATAACAGTTTCAACTCACCAAATGGTGCGCTTGTTGCTGGTACTCCATCGACCACAGGGGTATAAAGGAGGCTAACAGATGGCAATTTCTCGCGCGCAACTAGCAAAAGAATTAGAACCAGGTCTCAACGCCTTGTTCGGTATGGAGTACGCTCGATACGAAAATCAACACACAGAGATCTTTACAACAGAGTCTTCTGATCGAGCATTCGAAGAAGAAGTTATGTTGTCAGGATTTGGAGCAGCCCCTACTAAGTCAGAAGGTTCTGCCATAAACTTTGACGACGCTAATGAAGCATATAGTGCTCGTTACAACAATGAGACAATCGCACTTGCGTTCTCTATTACAGAGGAAGCAATAGAGGACAACCTGTACGACCGTTTAGGCAGTCGTTACACTAAGGCTCTAGCTCGTTCGATGGCTCATACCAAGCAAGTTAAAGCTGCTACCATTTTAAACAATGCGTTTACTGGGCTTGCTTCGGCTGGTGGAGACGGAGTGGCACTTTGTGCAACGAACCACCCGCTGACTAATGGTAACACTTTTGCTAACACACCTGTAACTCAAACTGATTTGAACGAAACTTCCTTGGAAGACGCTCTTATTAAGATTGCAGGCTTTGTTGATGAAAGAGGCATGAAAGTTGCTCTTCGAGGAATGAAACTAATCATTCCAAGACAGTCGCAATTTATTGCTGAACGTCTAATGGTTTCCAACTTACGAGTGGGCACCGCAGATAATGATACGAACGCAATTCGATCAATGGGAATGTTGCCTAGCGGTTACGCTGTCAACGATTTCTTGAACGATCCAGATGCATTCTTCATAATCTCTGATGCTCCTAGAGGGTTCATTCACTTTGAAAGAACTGCTCTATCCACTAATATGGAAGCTGACTTTGATACAGGAAACATGCGGTTTAAGGCCCGAGAGCGTTATAGCTTTGGGTTTAGTGATCCAAGATGTGTGTTTGGTGTTCAAGGCGCAGGCTAAGAATAACGGCTAATGGCGGGTACTAGTGGATTCTACGCACTCGTCGGTGTCAGTTTGGAAGGGGTTACTTCGGTAGCCCCTTTCTTTTTGTTTTTACATCGTGTATAAATAAAACATTATCAATCCTGACAGTCACATCATGTGACTGACTTAACCCAGACAGGAGATCAACATGGGTACTACTACTTTTTCCGGACCAGTTAAAGCTGGTACAATTAAAGACACAACTGGCACTACTTTAGGCACAAACGTCGCCAACGTAGGTCAAGTTGTAATGTCTCAATCTATTATGATTGACTCACAAGTCGTTGTTGGAACAACTACTTACAATGTCGGAGTTATGCCAAAGAACTCACAGCTACTCGGTGTCACCTTAAGAGTGGCTATAGCTAGTAATGCTGCTGGAACAGCGACTGTTTCTGTAGGGGTGTTGTCCAAGACGACTCAATTTCTTATTGCAAATACCAATGTTAAAGCGGCGGGGGAAACTAAAACTTTGGCCGCTGGGGCTTTGGATACAGCAGATCGTTTTACTGCTGACAGCCAGATCACAGCAACACTTATATCTGCGGGAGGGACTGCGACTACGGGTCAAGTCACTG